CGTCGTATGCTCGCATATTTCACCCGACATGAGATCGACAAACAGTCGCCAAAATGGCGCGACTGGTCAAAGGGTCGTATCGCGTGGAATGCTTGGGGCGGCGACGCTGGCTATCGATGGGCTAATAAAATCGTTAATCAAATGAAACGAGCCGATGATAAAATGAATACATTAAGAGCTTATAGCGAGGCGATTAATCTCGATATAAACGAAGCGTCAAGCGATCGAGATGACGGTCTCATCGTCGGTCGACCTTTCAAAACGCTAGCACTAGGGCAAGTGACGAGCCGTATGAGCGGGTCAAGCATCGGTCAAGAGATCGATCAATCGTTACTGACTGAGCTAGTACGAGTATATAACGAGCGACGAGAATCCGATCCGGTCGTCATCGACTGGCAACACTCGACGAGTCCGTTTAACGGCGGCACACCCGCACCGCCTGAGAGCGGCAACGCTCTCGGCTTAATCATTGATCTCGATCTTCGAGACGATGGTCTTTACGCTATCCCCGCTTATAACGAGCGAGGGCTCGAAGTAGTCACGAACGCCGGCGGTGTACTTTGGTCGTCGCCTGAGTTCGTGACTGGTGATGTATTTAGTCGCGACGGTGGCGAGAAGGTCGGAGACGCTCAACTATTAGCGATCACTCTTACTCCTCGCCCCGCTCAATCCAACAATAAAATCGATCGTGTAACACTCTCAGAAAGGCACACTATGAATATCGATGATATGAGTATCGACGAGCTCAAGAAAGCGCTTAGCGCTAAAGATTCGCTCGTTAAAGAACTCGAGGCGAAAATCGCCGACATGAAAGACGACGCCGAATCTTCAATGATGAGTTATCAAAAAGAAGAGCTCACCGAAGAGGAAGACGACGAGAAGAAAAAGCTCGCCGAAGATGACGACGACGAGAAGAAAAAGCTCGCCGAAGACGACGATAAAAAGGTCTCAACGATGAGCGAGACTCTTACCGAGTCAACTCTCTTATCCGAAGTGGTCGCGCTTCGTGAGTCTAATCATAAACTCAATAAGCGACTCGAAGCGATCGAAAGCGAAAAGCGCGAAATCGAAAAGCGTGAACAAGTGAATGTTCTTTTACGCGATGGTCGAATTACGCCCGCCGAGTCTGATGTCGTCGGTAAAGCGTACGAGCTCCGAGAGATTCAACCTGAGTTCTGGCGAATGTTTAGCGAGCGACCGATCAACGGCGCGGTATCGCTTGAGACAATCGGACACGGCGCAAGCGGCGCAGAGATTACGAAGAGCACTCTACACGAAGAGGTAAAGAAGCTCGCACAAGAGAAAAGCGTGACATACAGCGAAGCCCTAAACGAGTTTAGAGCAGTTAACCCCGACTATTATACAAAAGCATTCGGAGCTTAAAAAATGGCAAATACAGACAACATTAAAACATTCGTCGCCGCCGAGGCAATCGACGAGTTTGAGGTCGTTTCAATCGACGCGGCGGGCAAGGTTTCACTACCGAGCGGCGCTGATGATGACGGGATCGTCGGAGTCGCACAAAGAACCGTCGCAAGTGGCGACGTCGTCGAAGTCTTGATTCATGGTGTGACTAGAGTTAAAGCGGGGGCCGCGATTACTTTCGTTACTACTCCGCTATTAATGGCAGCCACTGACGGCGAAGTCGTTGCGGCGACTGGTACCGGCGCATATCCGATCGCGCGAGTATTACCTAATATTAATCAACTCTCGACCGCAGGCGCAGGCGAACAGTTCTCTGCTTTCTTCTTTGGCCCTAGCGTCGCGCTCGCGTAAAGGAAATAAATCATGGCAAGTTCATACAGTAATTTACACCCCGTCGACGAAATCTTATCGAGTCTAGTCGTCGAAGCGGTCCCAAGTGATGACGTACTAATCGCCGATAAAGTTATGGAGTCAATTAAGATTCCCGAGCGATCAGGCACTTTACTACTCGAAGAGTCTCGCAATTTTATGGGCGCGGGCGCTGGTCTTGATCTCGAGAGAGCGGCGGGCGCAAGCCGCGCGACTATCGGCGGCTTCGATCGCTCATCGCAAACATTCAAGGCGCTAATCTACGCCGCGAGTGACTCGATCGCGATGGAAGATATTCTCGACTCTCAATATCCAGGGAGCGAAGAGGCACGAATCGCGAAAAAAGTCGCGCGAGTTATGAAGCTCGCCCGCGAAAAGCGAGCCGCTGATCTTCTTTTCGGTACATCTAATTTTAATAATGCTACAGCGGCGGCCGAGTTCGGCGGCGAGTTCGACGACGCGAACGCCGAGCCCTTAAGCGATCTTTATGACCTCAAGAATACTGTCTTCTAGGCCGCACACGGAATCAACCCCGACTCACTTATCATGGGTCATAAGGTATTTAGAACACTCGCTAAAAATCCCGAGATCAGAGGTTTCGCGGGTACAGCGGGGAGCGGTTTTGCTTCGGGTAATCGTATCCTTTCTAATGATGCTGTAATCGAAGTTCTTAAAGACGTTCTCGGAATCCAAAATATCTATGTTGGCAGCGCTCGACAAGATACCGCCGTCGCCGGCGCAACTGCGAGCGAAGGCTTTATTTGGGATCAAGCGTCGATCTTTATGGGTATTCTTCGAGGTAGCGACGCGATCGTTCAGAAATCGGGCAATGTAAAAGGTATGCCAGTCGCCGCGTTGAATCTACAGTTTAGCGATATGGTCGCGGGTCAATACGACTCACTTGATCGTACTCGTCGATATGTATACGCCGAAGAGGTGAACAAATTCCACGCTGTCGACTCGACTCTCGGTCGTATCATTACCGCCGTAGTGAACTGATAAGTGTATGAATTGTTCGTGCGGTCGACCCGTTTTACTCGCTGAAAATAGCGACGCTGATAAAAAAGCGATTGAAGATCTAAAGGCGCAAGCCCGAGATCAAAGCGGGGTCGCCGCCGAGCTCACGACGGCTAGAGTTAAACAACTTGAGGCCGAAGTTAAAGCCGAGAGCGCTTTTGAGAAAGCGATTAAGACGGCTAATAATAATCTATTAGAGACAATAAAAGCCGCTGTAACTACGGCGCAGACTAAAGTCATTCTCGGTTATACTGATGATGAACTTTTACAATTCACTTTAGAAAATGGCTACGGTATCGCGGTCGACGAGTTCATCGATCAAGCTGATCTCATCAGAGATACAGTCAAAGAAACGCTCGCCGTAACGACCGCCGGTTTCGATCTATCTAGTATCGATAATCAAATCGACACGCTACAAGCGATTACAGCAAAAGCCGTATTTGACGAGATCGTAATACCAACGATCAAAGCAAATATTCGAGGCGGTCTTCGTGAACTAGCGTTCGATGTACCAAAGAAAACGATGATCAGTAATTTACAAGATCGAATGAATCAATCAACCGGTCGACAATTAACACAGATCAAAACGCAGATCTCACAATATGGGCGCTCGATAAATTCAGTCGCGGCAAAAGCGGCGGGGCTTGAGCATTATTTATATACAGGGCCCGTCGATGGTATTACTCGACCGTTTTGTAAATCACTCGTAAATCTTGTCGTGACTAATACACAAATGAACCGTTTAAATAATGGTCAAGGGTTAGCAGTGATCACTAGCGGCGGTGGATATAATTGTCGGCATAGTTGGTCGCCAGTTTCAGCGGGCTTTATTAAAGCGGCGAGCTTAACACCTGCGACGAATAGCGATATAATCAAAGCGAATAGTAAGGCGAAGTGATGAGAAAAGCAGTTACTAACAAAGATCATCGTTTTATCTGGTCACCACAATCGCCGATAAATGGTACGCCAACGATCACGATCGACACGGCGGCGGGTATTACTGCGAACCTTACTCGCTTCGCGACTGATATATCGGTGACGGCTATTGATAACGATCGGCGTACTCTCACGATCGCCGCCGCGCCCGCTGCTTATTATCGACAAATGACCAGCGGATTTTTACTGACAAGCGCCGACACGTACTACTCGATCAATGTAAGTCGAATCGTAAATACGACGGCGATACTCGCCGAACCTTTACCGCGTGAGATAGACTTGAGTACAGCGGCGACGCTTCAACTCGGCACATCATACGCAGATATATCAGCGGCGAGTATCTCGACGAGTGGTATATTTCCCTATCGAATAACATTCGACGAACTCAACATGAGTACAAGCCGACAAGAGCGAGGACTTTTTAAAGTCACGCCTCGACCGTTTAATACGGGGCTTGATCATTACGAGCTTGTCGAAACATTCGCACAGCTCGCCGACATGATACCCCGCCGACAATCGGATTATGAACCACAGATAAAAGCGGCGAAACATGAGATCGTTTTATCAATACGAGATCATCTAAATAGTGATCACATCACCGAGGACGAAGTATTTAATCCTGAGTCGTTTAATTTAGCTCATAAATATTGCGCCGCCGCGATCATCTACGAAATGAATCTGAATCTCGACGCCGCCGACGCGATGAGAACACGTTGCAACTAGCTGATGAATTCGGCGCTTCGGTCTATATCATTAGACCTGGACGGCGACGGGGTAATCGATACCGGCGAGGAAAACTTAAGGCGAGTCGGTGGGAGCTCTCGAGATTTTCGAGCCAGTTGGAAAACATACTCGAAGAGCTCAAATGATAAATTCTTCACACCTGCTCGGGGTATGAGACACTAATGAGCGCGAGCGTAAATTTAAACTTACCCGCTTCTATTTGGACAGCTAGAGATAGTCGAATTCTTGCGCTTAATACAGTCGCGACGATCAAGCTCAGAACTTCTAAAGGCCTCGACGCCGACGGTCAAAAGTTCGATGGGTACTCGAC